ACTGACTCCATTGTTATGGAGATCTCTTTTCCACCGAATCAGAAGACGTTCTTAAACTTGACGAGGTCAATACACATTTGGCACGGTTGGAATGAATGTTCTGTGAAACACCCAATTGGCAATTCAACAACTGCCAGAGCCACATTAGCCGTATCGACTACGTTATACCAGACTTTATCCTCATCAACATGGACACGCAGTTCAGAGATCTGTATTCCGTCTGCGATTCCGATAAATTCCTTAAACGTTTCCGTCTTTGCTGTTAGTTTCATGTTATACCCCGATTATCCCTTTTACAATCTCTTCAATCTCTTTTAAATCGTCATTATCTATAGTTTCAGTATCACCAACTGTAGTTTCAGTTGTGAGAAATCCACATATAAACCCATGCTGAAAATCTTTTTATGTATTGGTTCTCTTAAAAGTTCATGTTTGTTTTTACACTTCCCTCTGTTAAAAATAAGTCCCATATCTATACCTCCAATTTACTCTGTCCTGCGTTTGTTCCTACCCACTTATCTAACCCAACTTGCGGAGCCTTGGCATCTGATTCCGCCCGCCTGCAGTTCAATACTGCCTGTTGATAGTAACTATCTTTCAATTCAAATCCTATACCTCTCCTACCCATCAAAAGAGCCTGATACACCGATGACCCGATCCCTACAAATGGATCAAGAACGATATCACCGGGATTACTCCATAACTCAATACAGCGCTCGATAACTTCTAGTTGCAATGGTGCCACATGTTTTTCATCGGCCTCCGATCTGGCGCTTTCTCTCTGAAGCGTATCTCCCTGAACGATATCCATCCATACCGGGCTTGCGATTCTCTGCCATTTATCAACTGGGTATCCTTCTGGTGTATGTGATACCGGCTCTGGGTTATCTCCCGGCTTTCTGAATGTCAAAACATAGTCGGGTAATCCCTGGCGGCTCATACAGGAATCTTTCTTTAGTTGTTTCCAGAGTAGACCGAGCGCTTTAGTCCTCTGCATTGCCACGACTGGATCTTTCCATATGCACACTTGAGAGTGATAAATAAATCCTGCATCCTGCATAATCTTGATGAGGATTCCTCTAAAGTCTTTCAGCCCGATTATTCCATCTCTTTGTTTACTTGTAGGGAGATCCATACAATGAACCGACATATCCCGGCCGGGCATCATAACGCGATATAACTCTTTTACAAGATACCCGAAATGCTCATAGAACTCATCATCAGTATTACAATTCCCAATATCTCTGGGATGGTCACTATATGTGAAAAGCGAGATGAATGGAGGAGAATAGATACAATAGTGTATAGAATCGTCTTTAATCCCTTTAATCCCGTCAATGTTATCTACATTGTAGAGAGCGAAGTTATCTCCGAATGCTTGCTTCTTTACGGTCGTTTCTTCAGTCATTTCTTCTCCGGATTAAAATCTTGATTGCTTATCCAAGATTTTTTATTTGTCTCAATGTCATCAAAAACATGCCCACCATTTATGTGAGGAGACATCATGTTTACAATTTCGAGGCCGCATATTTTACAAGTGGCAATATCAGAACCAACCAATCCATACCCCACCTGCATAAATTCGTTGCAATGCATCACACATCCATCAGAATCTTTAGAAATGCAAAATCTTCTATCAACTCTTCTAATGTAGATAATACATACGATTCATCTACCGATTCGCTTAAATTACTCATTTCTCACCTGTTAGCATAACATATTATACTCTATACTATAAAAATGTTACCAAAACCCATGATCCTTTTTAGGGGTAGTCTTGGTCTGATAAATCCAGTTCTGAAATTTAATCCATTCTTGCATGTTTGTTTTGTTCATCTCATCAACGTCTGGATTCCCGCCTTCCAAATACCCATCCTCCCGGTATGACTGGATTGAATTTCCAGTAAACCGGTATCTTACTCCAAATCTACATCCTCCAGCCCATGATGAAGAATCAACCGAGTCAAAATCATACTTTAATATCTTATCATTTGAAGAGACTCCGAATCCGTGAACTTTAACATTGTTCTCATGCGCCAATCGAATAAACCGATTCCAGTAGTTTTCATCAAGTTTTTCTTTAGGGTTTTTACACGGAATGCCGACGTATTTATACGAATTTACAAGGTTAATCCATCCCTCGTCTCTCATCGACTTATGCCAAACTGGTATAGGCTCTCTCCCGGTTTCCGCTTCTAATTTGTCGCGCCATTGTTCAACCTGCGGCAATCCTACAACCGAATCAATATCAAGTTCTACATATTGATGCACATTCGATGAAGATTTAATCAGTTCAATGTATGAATCAAGGTATTTATCCCAATCAACAGTTTTACCAAGTTGTATGGAATATGCACCAGAATCAAGAATGTAATGTTCACAATCTGGTATAATTGCAGGATTTTTCTTTCCATACATATAAAAGAATGAACCAAGAATAAATCTCGGTTTGAGTTCATTTACAAGATCCTGATTGCTTTCGCATCCCGCCAAGTGTAGTTTCATGGTCTCGAATTCCATTCTTTAATCGCGGCCTCCTTTGTCCATCCTGTGACGATAACAACATGAGATACCCCGTTATTTAGTGGAGGAACTTCATAATGAGAGCATCTCACCTCCAATAGTTCACCAGTGGCATTCGTTGTGCATATCGGCGTTCTTTTACATATCGGGCATGCCTCTAATTCTTCCATTTTTAGAACCTCCCACTTAAAACATATTTCTTCAAATAAATCTCTCCATCTCGTGCAATTGACCAATACCGGTTATTACCTTCATGTTTTTTCATCTCTATGTAATCCTTTCTCTTCAATGATGATATTTCAAACGATAAAAACCCAAACTCTGACGCAATCCACAAATCTCTACCCTTTGAAATAAAAGCATTAAAAAGTTTATTTTTAGTTGGTTCCTTCAAATAATGCGTCATATCCACCCAGGAACTACCATCTTCTCTTGTGGGTTATACTCGTCAGACATTCTGAAACTCCCTCTCACGTTCTCCTTGGTTATCTCCTGCGAAGCGCTGATCATCCCTGATAACATCTCATTAAAGCGTCTCTCTTTTTCCTTGATGTTCTTTACGACCGCACCTTCAGCCTCACTGGTTATGATATGAACATTTACCGGTTTATCCTGACCGAATCTCCAACATCTGCGTATGGATTGATAAAGCAACTCGAAACTATTACCTGATACAATTGGGATTCCATTTCTTCTAACAATTATAACGTGATTTGGAACTTCAACACATCCAATCATACCAGCATACTTTACAACACCGGGCTTTTTATGTATTGCAGGTTCGTTTCTCTTAAATGTAATACACACATCATAGCATGAATTATTCGGATAATCTTTGTTAGTGCAATTTCTTTTATGGACAGATGCGCGCATTCCAGTCTTTATACAAATCTCTTGAAAATCGTCTGCGAGTTGTTTACTGACAGTTCTTAAAAATCTCGGAACTCCATCAGTATGGCACCCATCACCTTTAAGCATGGTATCTCTTAAAAGTATTAGTTGCTCTTTTGATGCATTTTTAAGGCGTGATGGAATTCTCATATCATGCGATGATGTCCCACACTCCGCGAGCAAATACTCTGCAAGGTTGTAAGAGTATCCTGTAATGTTGTTATCTTTATCATTAACATTTAATCCTATTCTTCTCATCAATTCTATTATTTCAGTTCTATTTTCCCCACCATTTTTATCAGTTTGGCATATTGCAATCCTTCCCGCTTCAGGGGTATTAATAGGTCTGCAATATCCTTCTGTTACATACCATCCAATCAGCCGAATATAATCATCTGATGCAATCGATGTTATCAGCCTGCTTCTCGTGCTAATACGCATCGCCGGATTAACCGGGATATCTACAATATCATCTATTGGTATAGATACAAACCCGCCTTGAGGAGTGGACATCATACTATAACCAAGCCTCATATAATTATCTACAATATCTGACGCGTATTTCAGTTCATACCCATTACATCCAGTTCTATAACGAGACTCTGGACGCTTTACATATACCTTATGATTCGGCGTAACTAATAGATCCATGCTGTTACTTTTAAAGTGAATCATATCTCCAGTATATCTCTCATATATAACCCGTGATGGATGTTGCCATTCAAACATTTTATTTTCAGGGTTTACGGTTGCCACCATATCATCGGTTCTCACATCTGAAAATTTAAGCCACCCGCGCATTGTAAGCAGTTCTGTATTTTCATCGTAGCAGTCGCTCAATCCACAAAAGATCATGTTATGACAGTGCTGGAAGTTTAGACCCATACCAAATATTTCTCCTTTTGTTACCAGAACTCTTATTTTTCCATCGCAGAAGTCCATACTTGATTTCTCTTTAAACTCTGGTTTATCGCTCCCTGTCACCTCTACTGCATCACTGATGAGTTTAGTTAGTTCAACCGATTCAGCATTAAGACCAGTCCAACAAATCC